CTCTACGTTCTTTATCACAATGGGCTGTTACTTTCTTGTTCTTCCGTCTTAAAAGAATTGTCATGAGAGCATTGCCTGTTATTGTAAAACCTTTCTTCCTCTTCTTGCCTCGTGCATCTATATTATAAAACGCTAAGAGTTCTCTTACATAGGGAGACCATTCATCAATAGCCTTTTTATCGTATATGACAGTACCATCTAAGCGTATATACATGTGAGGAGGCATCTTGTATGTCAACGTATCTCTAACCCTAATCAGTTGGGTACTAGTCACACCAATAAGTTTTGCTATGTCTTTGAACGCATAAGCTTGTGCGTTGGCGTAGGGTACAGGTTTCGAGGGGGGTAGGGTTAAAGCGTACTTTTGTTTACTTAGTGCTAATTCTTTTTTAGCTTCTGCTCGCCTTACTTTCTGAGCCTCAGATATTTTCTTTCTGTTCTCACGATACGAAATTTTACTTATCCTATTAGCCTTAACCTTGTTAGCGGCATACCATTTGTTAGAGACAATAGCCATCTGTGCCTTTCTCTCCTCTGTTAAAGTCTTCCTTACTTCTCTAGCCTTAGCATTGCGTTGTTCTTTTTTTCTTGCTATCTCTTCCTCACTCATGATATATTTTGTTTTCATTGTATTACTCCTCGTTGTGCTGTTTTGCGCTCATAAGGGGTTACAGTTCATATGTAACCCCACTCTTTTATCACACCCCTTTAATTGCATCTACCAGTGCAGATAGTATTACCCCTACTATCACTACTACACCTAACACAAACCACATAATATCTTTCATATACCCTCACATTTGTTGTACTACATATACATCTTCATCTAACTTCATACCTACATCAGGCACAATATCACCTATCGCACATAGTTTAAGTAACGCTATCCTCTCTGGTACAGGAGGGTCAAGATCAGACACATCACTAAACTTAACCACATCCCCCTGCTTCTGCACCACGTTATCCATAGAGGTAGCTATCTTAGACTTCAAGTCTACCCTTATTGTCATTAGTCCACCCTTATCACAGAACCAAATGGAGGTACTGTATGTTTGTTATTGACCATCACCCATATAACAGGGCACGATGGGGTTAGTTGTGGGTACTCCACATAGCCGTCAGTAATTAAGATGATGCACTGAGGCTCTAGCTTGTGCTTAACTACGTAGTCAAACACACATACACTACTTGAACCACCACCACCTTTAGGCTTAGTAGACGATACAAGTCCAGCATAATTATCTTCACGATATTGCTCGTGAGCGGCAACTGCTGTATCCCAGTACAACAGATCAATCTTTTCGGGAGTTGTATTATCACATATAGAAACTAACTCTGACAATGCTTTTGTTATATCCTCCCCTGATATACTACCTGACGTATCTATAGCTACACATATACTACCGATGCTCTCACTGATCTGACTAGGTAAGTACATGTTATGTTGCAACCATCTTCTGTTAGGCTTAGCCCATGTGCTATCACCCTTACCAACACAGACACTAGACACGAACTCTCTGAGCTGTTCAGCCCAGTCAACCTTAGACTGCATCATCGCATCAAAGCTACGGTCTACCTCACCACCCTGCTTACCTGCTAGTAGAGCACCAGTACGTACTGCCGCTGATATGTCCTTAGCTAACTGCTCTTTCTCCAACTCACCTAACGCCTTAGCTTCCTCCCACTCATGCCCATCCATAGGCTCACCCTTACCGTCCTTACCACTCGCCTTGTCCTCCTTCAACCTAGCGAACACCTCGCCACTATCTAAGCCTCTATACTCCTCATCACACAGCCCACCCTCTGGCATCACAAGGAAGTCGCCCCACTTGTTAAGGTCTTTGATCTCTAGGTTGATAACGTAATCACATGCTTGGTTTGCAAGCTGTGCATCTTCCTCATACAACTTACGCCACACAAACAAGTGCTGATACAGCTTGTGCTTGGTCTCATGCAATACTAAGAACCTTAGCTCCCCATCAGTAAGACTCTCAACGAAAGCCCTACCATAAGTAACATCACGACCATTGGTAGACGCAGTAGGACAGTCATCTCTTACCTCTGTACTGCCCACCATCAGTAGCCCAGAGTATGCTAGTGTACGCTTATCTTGCATCAATGAAATATGGGCACGAGTCAACCTATCCTCCGCACTTAAATTAGACATTTTATTTCTCCAATATACAGCCCCTGTAAAGGCAGGGGCGAAGCCTTATATGTAGTACGATGGTACTACGCCTGATAACTGTTCCTTATTTACTCTCTACCCAGAATGGGTGATGTTCTCTCTTAGCACATAGATATACATCTCGTGCCTCCTCTGGTGTATCGTAGTAACCTAAGAACTTATTTACACCTTTTATTGATATGGCTGCTTGCCATTTACCTCTAGTCGTACTCCAGCTCATTCCTTTACAAGTACTATTGTTTTGTCCGTTCTCCTTGTTAGTATCTAATCTAAGATTGCATATTCTATTGTCGTCTTTAACTTCATTGATGTGATCTATAGAATATAGGGGTGGTATTCCATGATAGAAGTACCATGCTAGTCTATGAGCTAAATACCTCTTAGTTTTATATTGGATATACACGTACCCATTTTTAGCTATATGTCCTGCTATTTTATTTAGTTTATTCTGCCTACCTGTATTCCTTACCCAAGTAAATAGTCCAGTCTCAGGGTCATAGGATAAATAGTCTTTGATGTCTAACATGATACCTCCAGTTAAGGTCAGTGAAAATGGGTGGTCAACGCTTACTGAAGGCGTGTTCGGTTTGCATACCTAGACCACAAAACCATTATACCATAACTAAGAGAAAAGGTAACCTTGCGAAACGGCATACTCAGTGAACTTCCTATTAGTAACTGCTACGTTACGCTTAGGGCTATTGGCACTCATCACACTCATAGCAAACAAAGCCTGTGCCTCACGTGGCAACCTATTTAAATACGTCATCCAACTGTCAAACGTATCAGTAGCTACATTACTTAACGCCTTGCTAACTACCAGACAGATAGCCGCTCCGTTGGGTGGTACTATAGTAGTGTCAGGCTTGTTAATGATCTCTGACCATGCTGGCATGGTGTTATCCAGCTTAAGTATGTTCATCATATCCATAGTAGCCCGCTCACCTATCACACCGAACAGCGCATGGGTCAACACTTCTTCAGGCATCTCACGGCACAGCTTAAGTATGTCGCTTGCTTTCTCTAACGAACGTGGTGTAACGAACGCCGCTCTAGGTACACGAGGGTCATTGATATACTCATTCATGTCAGGACGTTCATAGTCCTCGAAGCTGGCTAACATAGATGGATACTCAATAGCTGTCGCTATCACTACAGGGTCGATACCTGCGTTCTGTGCATAATCCCAACGCCATTGCTCAGCAGTAGGCTTGCACATCTTAACCACACAAACCCTATTACGTGCATGGGGCGGCAAGTTATCACCTATACCCTCAACTGCTAGGTTAGTAGTTGCAAAGACTATACTGCCCTCTGGTAGTTCATGGATACCTAGCTTACGCTCTAGCATAAGCCGTAGACAAGCGTTCATTACCGCTTTACCTGCCTTACCTACCTCGTCAAGCATTACGATCAAGGGCTTACCTAAGTGAAAGCCGAACTCCTCATTGGGAATGAATGAGCATACTGGTGTACCGTCTATGGTACGTATCTGTGGTACAAGGAAGTCGCCCACATCTTTTGTTGTTATGTCTATGTAGCATGGGATATGGTTGGGGTGGCTCTTTGCTAGAGCCTTAAGGATTGATGACTTGCCAATCCCCATCTCACCCTGTACAAGGACGGTTAGCCGCTCACCTACTGCGCTGATTAACTTAATGGTTTCTTGCATGTTGATTGAACTATATGGTTTTTTCATTGTCTTTTCCTGTTGTACTAAGTTAGGTTAATCTAACTTAGCTTTGGTTGGGTGTAGTATTGATACTACGGTTGCCGACCACTTGAGGTGGTGAATCTTTAAACTACAGTGTATATTATACGCTAGTTGTCCTCCTTTGTCAAGCTCTCGCCTACTCCTAGTTCCACTTATCTAACATTGAATCCACATCACGCTTAAGCGTGATCCTTATATAGTCGGACTTCTTAATATCCTGAGCATCAATGCCTGTAAAGCTGTCCTCTAACTTGATACGCATAGCCTCCAACTGTGTGTCGCCCTTGATGTTGAAGCTACTAAGCAAACCACACAGCTCCTTAGTGTTATCAAGCACACTATCAAACACCTTACCTTTTGACCCGTCTTCATTAGTACGCAACCCAAAGCTAAGCTGAGTCAGTATCTTGTACAGCCTGTCGTATGCATCAGCATGTACTTTCTCAATGTTAGCCTCATACATGAGGGCATACTGCTCTTGTACTTCCTTAAGCCCCTCGTTGCCTATGTCTACTCTCCAATCACCCACCTCTGGTACTGGTGTGTATCGCACAACAAAACCGAACTTATCCGTCACCTGCTCTACGTCAGGGTACTCGTCCCTGTTAAACAACGAACCTAACTGAAATGCGGCGGCACTAATACGCATACTGTATCCTGCAATGAATGTACTAACCAAGTCCCAGTATTGCTGTTCAAGCCGTGCCATCTCTTTCTTGTAGATGAAGAACTGAGCAGTCGTTAGCAACCTATCGCCATTGTCATTCCAAGGTGAGGTCTGTGTCATGTGGTACGTTCTAATAACCCCTGCCACCTTACCGATTGCCGCAAGTGAGTCATCACCTGCTAACAAGTTCTTGTGGTAATTACCAGCCTTAGTCATGGTGCTGTTGCTGATGTCCACATCATTAGATACCTTTTTATCCAGCTTACGAGCTGTCCACAGGCTGATGTTGAGGCTTACTAACATTGCTGATGATGCTAATGATTTTACGTTTGTTTGTGTCATGTCGTGCTCCAAAGTTTAAAAGTGGGGTACGTGTACCCCGAAATGAATCCTGTTACCTAAGTTAGGTTGCTCTAACTTAGCTCGGTGTAGTATTGATACTACGGTTGCCAACCCCTTAAGGGGGTGAATCTTTAAACTACAGTGTATATTATACGCTACTTTCCCTTATATGTCAAGGGGTTACGTCATTTTCTTAATGTGTATTCTTTAATGGTATAGCTGTCATCACCTTTCTTACTGTACTTAGACTTCTCCTGCTCACATGCCATAGGCACAGGCAATGATGTATCTTTTAAGTAGTACGCATAGCCACCAAAGATACCCAGTAATATAATCAGTGCCATTAGATTGGCAACTACTCTCCTGTAAAACTCCACCTTATCATGCAGTTCTTGGATGTCTTCCTCGTGCCCTAGCAATACTCTGTTCATTGCATCGCTTCTAGCTTTTAGTTCTCTTTCTAATCTTAGTTCGTTGGTTATGCTCATGTTCTTATCCTGTTGTGTGTTATAGGTTGGGTTGGGTTGGGTGTAGTAGCATGCAAATGGAATCATACACTTATTGCTTGTAAAAGGTATTCACACCTACTACCTCGGGTGTTGTTGACACAGCCCACACTCCGATATACGGCTGTCTGGGGAATAGCTTGCGCTCCCTCCCAGCTAGGGTCATTTAATTACTTCTTTAAGGCAAGCATCTCCTGATACGTGCCTGTTGCTATTATACGATAACTATTCCTTACATCTGTCCCTTTACATACAATTACATTACCGTGGTTGTTTATCTGTGCTGAATAAATCATGCTAGTTCTCCATCTTCATTGAAGTCTTGGTAATCCACGCTATCTAAAAAACAATCTAATGACTGCATATACTCATACTCCTTCTCCAAATCACGGTATATCTCTTTCATATACTCACGGCACTGCCACTCAATATCCGCTTCAGCATCTATAATTAGCCGCTCATAGTCCTCACCATCTTCTGTGTCATACTCAGGTAGTATGTTCAAGTCCCAAGACCCTAGATGTACTGATTTCTCGTGACTATAGTTAGTAGACCCATGTCTTGTAAGTTCCAGATCGTAGTATTCACAAGCCGCACCTCTTGTATCAAACGGTATTACAGCCATATATAACTTGGCGTGTTCTTTCTTTAGATCAGGGTGTGCCTCAAGAAATTCTTTAAGGTTTATTGACCCAGTGAAACATGCACCATCGCCTTGACTACCAAAGCCTGAGAAGTGCATCTGTTCTAATGATGTTGATATACCTACTGCGCTTAGTCTATCTACCCAGTCCTCCATTACTGTCTCCCACCAGTAATAATCATTTGATTGTGCATATTCTACGTGCCGTCTAAAGGCGTGTTCTTTTGCTTCGTCTGATAGTTCTTTATATTGCATGATGTCTATTCCTATTAAGTTGTTTTTGGTGCTAAGTTAGGTTGCTCTAACTTAGCTATTTGGTTGGGGTGTAGTATCAGATACTACGCATACCATTTGTTTAGGGACTTAAAGTCCTTTACTAACTGAGGATACTTATCCTCAAGTAGGCTACACAGCAGTTGGTCTGCTTCCATATGAATAACCTCCCAGTCTTTATCGTTATCCCTTACGATCTTCCTTAATGCTGATACAGCTTCCTGATCCTCTCCCTCTTCTACTATATCAATGCAATCCCCTGCTACTGCATACTCAGCCTCAGATACATAATCATAAATGTACTTACAAGCGTAAGCGTTGCCTTCAAACCAACCAAAGACATCTATATTGTCGATGGTGGTGTCGCTGTGTGCTCCTACTATTGATGCTTCTCTTAATGCTACTAAGGAGGTATAAATTTGTGGGTTAAACATCATGGTCGTATTCCTATTAAGGTTGTTGGTGCTAAGTTAGGTTGCTCTAACTTAGCTATCTGGGTGTAGTATCTGATACTACGGCTACCGCTTGAGGCGGTGAATCTTTCTTCTCTTTCTTCAAACTACAGTACATATTATACGCCCTTTTGAAGCGTTTGTCAAGTGTTTGATTTAATTAGTTTTTTCTATCCAAAATGGGTGGTTCTCCCTCTTTGAACGTAGGTAAGCCGCATGTGCCTCCTCTGGTAGGTTAAACATACCTAAATGTATAAGAACTCCTTTTACCCGTATTTGTGCTGTCCATTTACCCCTTTGTTTATGCCAATAAGCTCCTCTATACCCTGATGTATTGTCTACTCTAGGCTTACTAATGTTATGCGTATTTTCCCCATTACTATCTAATCTAAGATTGCATATACGGTTATCTATTTTAATCTCGTTGATGTGGTCTATGTTATATAAAGGCACTTCCCCGTACATAAAAAACCATGCTAGTCTATGTGCTAAGTAGTGTTTTTTGTTGTATTTTACCTCCACATACCCATCATTACGTTTACGCCCAGCTATGCTCCCAAGTTTTATATTGCGGTTAGGTTTTTTAACCCAAGTGAAGATACCTGTTTCTTGATCGTATGATAGGAAGTCTTTGATGTTTTGCATAGTGCAACCTCTGAGTAGGTTATGAGCTGAAAGGTTATGTGCCAATGAACGCTCAATTCATTATTCAACCGCTAAGTCTAGGCACACCTCAAACTATACTAAAATCTTTACGTCTTGTAAACTAATATGTCTCCGTTTCTCAATTTCTGCTTAGTTCCTTTAACTCTCGCCAGCCTCCTACTAAATTCACGCTCCGCATCATCTAATGACCATGCGTAGAACGCATCTGTGCCTATGTTATGCACAACCCAGTGCCCTTTTATTACCTTTATGTTCCTCTTGTAGCTGTACACACGTTTGCAGGTGAGTATGCGAGGTGGTTTCTTCACTGTCGGGTCTTTAGTGATAGATGCAGTACTGATAGGGTCAGGTTTAATGTTATCCCACTTTAAGTTGAGCGGGTTGCCGTCTCTACACGGCATGCGTTTGGGCTTGTTCGTCTTGTGGCAGTACAGCCTTAGTCCTTGTGGAGCAGTTGTTGTATTTACCCTGTATGCGTTATCTAAGCCGTTTGGTTGCCCTGTATTGTAGTTCCAGTCACCTCCTGCACCCATGTATAGGTATGCTAAGTGCTGGGCTGGGTATTTTCGTCTTGTTGTGCCTACTTTTAGGGTAATACTAGGGTATTGTTGCGATTCTTTATGACTTAACACGTAATAAGTCACCTTTATTGTCGCTAGTGCCGATGTTTTGTCTGGGTTTCTTATAAGATACTGCCTAGCATAGGCAAATCTAGCATTTTTAGCACCTATTTTACTGCTTTTAGCCCTCTCTACCTCTGTTAGGTAGGTTTCCATTGATACTACGCTGTATCCTGCATGTGAGGGTCTGTGATTACGAGGTTTAATTGGCAATGTGTAAGGGTTCTGGGGCTTCATCGGCTTAGCAAGGGTAGCTGTGAACTTAACTATAGTACCTGCCAGTGATCCTTCATTCCATTCAAACGTGCCTAGCTCTTGGTCGTAATACAGGTGGTGTTGCAGTAGTTCTTGGGTTAATAGGGGTTGTTGGGTTTGCGTAGTATCACATACTACGGGTGCTTTTTTAGGGCTTAACGCCGACTTCACAGCTCTCTTAATGGTGTACTTGGGTTGGGTTGATGTTACACCAGTGCTCTTGTTTATGTACGTATAGTTGGCAAGGTCGTATAAAGCATCTATTACTTTGTTGCGTCTGTCTTTATCTGCAATCTGCTTGGCTAGGTCAGCTTGCGCCTTTTGTTGCTTATCCAACCTATTTTGGGTTGTGTTGTGCTTAACTGCATATCTATAACAAGCGTACTCATTTGCAAATATCCTGTTTAGTCTGTGAGCAAGTTCTAAGGCATTTTTGTATCGGTTTGTAGTTATTGGCAAGTTTTTGGTGTTGGATTGGGTTTCCATTGTGTTTTCCTGTTGTGTCTTGTTTTTAGGGTTTTATTGTATATTCCTGTCAGGACAGAGTCAAGGTTAGGTTGTGGTGCTAACAATTCAAACATGGTGGGAGCCCGCATGAAGTACGCTCTGTTAAAGGATAGGGTGGGTGTAAATGTTTGTAATTAAAGTTTTGGAATTGTGAGCGAGAGAGTGTAAGAAAATGTATATCTCAGCGTACCACCTACCACAGGGTGTAAAAGAGGAAAAAATAAAAAACTATTCTCTTATTATTATTATTATAATTATAATATATATATAGAGACCTTTTTTTCTTAACTCCCGACCCTGCTGGTCTCGCGCCATGTTTAAGTTGTTAGCTCCACAACCAAACCGCCTATATTGCCTGACAGCCCAGACCAAACGTAATTTACGCAACGTATTAGACGTAACAGGTTTCAAGAACAGGTTTCAAAATAAATTTTGGACAAAAAAAAGCCCCCTTTCGGGGGCTAGTAAATTATGCTTCGGGGCTAGCTTCTAATAAGTGAGTTTCTAACATTTCGATAAGTACCAACATGTCATTTTCCGACAGTTTGGCTATAATATCATTGTATGCCTTGTTTATACGGTCTTGGCTTGGCGATACCGATGATTTAACTGCTACGGTCTCAACTGCTACTGGTGCCTCACCGTTCATGTTCTCTAGTTTAACATCAGCAACTGCATTTTTAGCCTTTTTCTTGGCGTCTCTAGCCTTGTTGCAATCTCTTTTGATTATTGCCCACTCGCATTCGGTTAAAGCTTCAAGGTGCGTTTTACCTTGCCTTGCTCTATTTAGGTAGGCTGTGGTATTAGTGCCATTTACGCCAAGATAGAAGCATGCAACTATACTGGCTTTAACGGCTTGGCGTGTAGATCTATAACCAGTTTTATTTTTATCAATAAGCAAGTCAATATAATCGTTTTGAGTTTTGGGGATAACATAATACCCATTTTTATCTACTTCAACGCCTACCAGTCCCCTACGAAAGGTTACACAATAAGTATGAAATATATCATGATCTATGTTATTCGCGATACGGGTAAATACGTTAATGGCATCATCTAACACCTTAATACTAGCCACATTCTGCGCTTCAGTTGCTACTAATACAGCAGTTTTTACAGCAGTTTTTACAGCAGTTTTAATTGTTTTCATGTTATATAGTCCTATTAATTAATTAGTGTAGTATCAGATACTACGGTCTAAGCGGTATTGCTTCGACTGGTTACTATTCTACGCCTATTGTCAGGCAATGTCAACTAACGTCCGACCTCAGTGGAACAGGATTCCGCCAGCCCTTGTGATACGTGGGCTAACGTCTAGGCTGAGGGTACGGTGGGTGGAGCCCCCCTTCTACGTTTGGAGTCCCGTACTGCGCTAATACTGTGTTACACACAAACAATTAGTAGAATTTTCAAAATCCCAAACCCCACCCACCCCTTACCCTATAAGGCCCCCAAGCCTTTCAAAACAAAAACCCATAAAAATTTTTATTAAAAATTTGACCTTTTCCCCTTTTTTTGATAAACTGCGGGCAGTTTATCAAATCTCCAAATTCCCCCCAAGCCCCACCAAAATACCTTGACAATGCCAAAAACTAAGTGGTAGTCTAGAGGGTATCTGAACTTTTAGTTCTGCGAATAACGGTAAATTATGGATTCTGACTTAGACTTAGTACTAGAATTAGAGGCCCTCTTAGCTCCTTCAGAGAGGGATACAGCCAGTGCATATCTACAGGCACGAGAGGTGTTTGCTGATAGAAGCTTTTTATTGAATAATGGGGTTGCACACGCAGACCTCCCTCCCGAATACACCCACCAAGAAAAGACCGAGGCCCTGAGTATCTTTTTAGAGCAACCAGACGCCCCACTTGCACCTACCACTTCTGGCGCCGCCAAGGCCCTTGAGAAGCTTTTAAAGAAGTTTGACTACAATCTCCCCAATGCCACAAACAAAATGCGTCAGTACCTCATTTTTAAGATGTTTGAGCTGGCAGAAAGTGAAGACCCTAAGTTAGCTATAAAAGCCCTTGAGATGCTAGGTAAGGTTTCAGAGATTGGGTTGTTCAGTACCAAGATAGAAGTAACTACAACAGACAAACCTACAACTGAATTGGAATCAGAACTAACATCTCTATTAGCCACATATTCTCTAGGGGATTTAGCAGGGGTAAAAGAGGTGCGGGATACCCGTGTGGAGTTAACTGACGAAGAGTTGCGAGGTGGGCGCTAATGGAGGAGATGAAGAAAAGACTTGCCACCCTGCCAGAATCAGATCGGATACACTTAGCGCAACTAATAAAAGAATTAAAGAAACGCAAGTCTAGAGAGGAAGCACAAGGTAGCTTCTTATCGTTTGTGCAGGAAGTGTGGCCCGGCTTTATTTATGGGAGGCACCATGCACGTATGGCAAAAGAGTTCGAGAGGGTGGCTAATGGCGAGTGTAAGCGACTTATTATTAACTTAGGGCCTCGGCATACCAAGAGTGAGTTTTCGTCTTATCTGTTACCTGCTTGGTTCTTAGGGCGCTTTCCAGAGAAGAAGGTCATCCAGTGTTCGCACACTGCAGAGCTTGCGGTGGGTTTTGGACGTAAAGTGAGGAACTTAGTTGGGTCGGATGAATACCAGTCCATATTTCCGGGTGTAGGGCTACAGACTGACTCAAAGGCAGCTGGACGATGGAACACAAGCTCAGGAGGGGACTATTTCGCTATTGGTATTAACGGAGCGGTTACGGGTAAAGGTGCTGACCTACTGATAATTGATGATCCTCATAGTGAAGGCGATGCTGTTATAGCTCAGTACAACCCTGAAGTGTACGACAAGGTGTTTAGTTGGTACTCATCTGGACCTCGGCAACGTCTACAACCGGGTGGGGCGATCATAATAGTTATGACTCGCTGGAGTCTTAGGGACTTAACAGGGCAGATATTAGAGTCTGCTGCTATGGGTGGGGATAAATGGGACGTTATTGAGTTTCCTGCTATTTTGCCTAGTGGCAACCCGCTTTGGCCTGAGTTTTGGCCTCTTGAAGAGTTAATGGCGGTAAAGGCTGAGATACCCAGCGGCAAATGGCAAGCACAGTACCAGCAACAACCCACATCTGAGTCTACGGCGATAGTTAAGAGAGAGTGGTGGCAGAAGTGGGAGGAGAAGAAACCTCCAAAATGCGACTTCTTGTTGATGTCAATGGATACGGCGTTTGAGAAAAAGACCAGTGCTGACTACAGTGCGGTAGTGGTATTTGGAGTTTGGAGCAATCCGGAGGATGGAGACCAGCCGAACTTAATACTTTTAGAGGCTTGGCGAGAGCGACTAGAGTTTCCAGAGTTGAAGGCTAAAACACTAGAGTTTTACAAGGAGTGGGAGCCCGATGGTGTTATTATTGAGAAGAAGGCATCAGGTGCGCCTCTGATATATGAGTTAAGGCGTATGGGCATACCCGTACAAGAGTTTACACCGTCACGTGGACAAGATAAGATATCACGACTTAATGCTGTGTCTGATATGTTTGCTTCTGGTAAAGTATGGGCTCCGTCTACTCGCTGGGCTGAAGAAGTGATAGATGAGGTTGCGTCCTTCCCTTCTGGTAGGAATGATGACTTTGTAGATGCCGTGACTCTAGCCCTTGCTAGATTTCGTTCTGGAGGGTTCATCGGTTCCGCTAAAGACAGTATTGACGAAGACAACTGGATGTATAAGAAACGTGCTAACTATTACTAACAAACAAATAACTTAAAGGATCGGCCCATGTCTGCAGTCCCAAACAACATTTTTAAAGCTATGCAACCCCAGAGTCCGTTTTTAGCGGAAGATGATGACGCTCCTGTAGAGATTAATATAGGTGATCCTATGGACCCTATTGATACTGAAGTTGAAGTAGAGATGGAACAAGAGCCGGGTTTTTATGCAAACCTTGCAGAGTACATGGATGAGTCAGATATGACAGCGTTGGTCTCTGATTTGCTAGATGACTTTGAAAATGACAAGAACGCCCGAAAAGACTGGGAAACTACCTACATAGATGGGTTAGATTTACTCGGTTTAAAGATTGAAGAACGCTCTGAACCTTGGCAAGGTGCCTGTGGTGTATACCACCCCATGCTAACAGAAGCGGCGATACGTTTTCAATCAGAGATGATCTCCGAGACATTTCCGGCACAAGGACCTGTAAAAGCCAAGATAATTGGTAAAGACGACCCTGATACTCAGAAAGCGGCTAAACGTGTTGTAGAAGACATGAATTACCAGTTAACTGAGAAGATGACAGAGTTTAGACCTGAACACGAGAAAATGTTGTGGTCACTAGCTTTAGCAGGTGCTTCCTTTAAGAAAGTGTATTTTGACCCTTCTATGAACCGTCAGGTAAGTATGTTTGTACCTGCAGAAGACCTTTATATCCCCTACGGTGCATCAGATGCACGTACAGCAGAGCGCCTCACCCATGTGATGCGTAAGACCAAGAACGACATTAAGAAGCTACAATACGCTGAGTTCTACAGAGATGTAGACTTAGGCGAACCATCTAAAGACCTAGACGATGTGCAACAGCGCAAAGATGAGTCTAGTGGTTACAAAGCAACTTATGACAACCGATACAAACTTTTAGAGATGCAGGTTGAGTTAGACCTAGCTGGCTTTGAAGACATGGATGACGAGACTGAAGAAGAGACGGGCATAGCCCTGCCGTACATCGTTACTATTGAGAGCAGTACTCAAGAGATTCTTTCTATTAGGCGCAACTGGGATGAACATGACCCTCTTAAACAAGCTAAGCAACACTTTGTACAGTATACTTATATCCCCGGTTTCGGAGCTTATGGCTATGGGCTTATTCACCTTATTGGTGGCTTTGCTAAGTCTGCGACTTCTATAGTAAGACAGTTAATTGATGCGGGGACTTTATCTAATTTACCCGGTGGTCTGAAGTCTAGAGGTCTTAGGATTAAAGGTGACGACACACCCATTATGCCCGGTGAGTGGAGAGATGTTGACGTACCATCTGCTAACATTAAAGACAATATTCTACCGCTTCCATATAAGGAACCAAGTGCAACTCTTTTCCAACTGCTCCAAAACGTAGTAGAAGAAGGCCGTAGATTAGCTGCAGTTGCTGATGTTAAACTAGAGAACATGAACGGTGAGGCACCAGTAGGCACCACACTGGCTATCCTAGAAAGAACTCTTAAAGTAATGTCAGCCGTACAAGCTCGTGTTCATGCGTCAATGGAGCAAGAGTTTAAGTTGATTGCAGCGTTGGTAAGAGACTATACAGCTCCTGCTTATGACTACCTACCGGACTTTGATGCACCTGCAACAGCTAAGAAAGAAGATTATGATAAAGTTGATATTATCCCAGTCTCTGATCCTAACGCCAGTACTATGGCGCAACGTATTATTCAGTACCAAGCGGCTATTCAGTTAGCACAACAATCTCCACAGATATACAACCTGCCTGTACTACATCGTCAAATGTTAGAAGTTATGGGTATTAAAGATGCAGACAAGATTGTTATTGTTGAAGATGACCAAGTACCGACAGACCCTGTCACAGAGAATGTAAATATTCTTAAAGCTAAGCCTGTCAAAGCCTTTATAGAACAAGACCAAGACGCCCATTTAGCGGTACACCAGAGCATGTTGGACGATCCTAAGATAGCAGCGGCTATGGGACAAAATCCTCAAGCATCAGTGATAAAACAAGCGTTAATGGCTCATATTATGGAACACGTTGGCTTCCAATATCGCCGTGGTATAGAGACTCAGTTAGGTACTACTCTTCCTCCAGAAGATGCTAAGTTAAGTCCAGAGATGGAGATACAACTAGCTAAACTATCTGCTGACGCTGCTAAACAATTAATACAAGCTAACCAAGCTGAGCAAGCTCAAAAAACTGCCCAACAGCAAGCGCAAGACCCTGTAGTGATGATGCAGCAAAAAGAACTACAGCTGAAACAACAAGAGCTTAATGATAAGAAAGAGATTGAGCTTAAGAAGATAGACGCTAGTAAAGAAATAGCTATGCTAAACAATGAAGCTAAGTTACTGGTTCAAGGCGAAGACGCTAAGGTCCAAGGTTTGTTTAAAGGGTTGGATATGGCTACTCAACAAATAAACGCACAAAACGCCATGCAAGCTACGCCTCCTGCGGCTCCAATAACACAAGCAGGACCACAGGGAGCACCACCTGCACCAGCGCCTCAACAACCACCATCTATGCCCCCAGCACCACCACAACCACAACCTATGGGATAACAAATGACAACAGTATTAGACGTACTGCGCAAAGAACTTGAAGATGAAATAGCCGCTCACACTGATGCCCTCGCAAGAGGGCGGGTAGAAGACTATCCATCTTATAAGCAGTTGGTAGGGACTTTATCGGGTCTGTCCCTAGCACTTAATAGATTAAAAGACCTGCAGAAATATGAGGACGATAATTGATGAGTACGGAAAACATTGGAAATATAGATACGGAGGCCACTATTGAAAGAGGTGAGAAACTGGCAGAAAGACTACCTGAGCCAGTAGGTTACAAACTTCTCTTGATTAAGCCTAAAGTAGTAGACAAAACAGCCAGTGGTATTGAGATGCCAGACTCTTTCAAAAAGAAAGAAGAAGCAGGTGCCGTTGTATGTATGGTCATTAAAGTAGGTCCTATGGCTTACATGGATACAGAAAAGTTCCCTACAGGTCCTTGGTGCACAGAAGGTGACTTCGTGCTAATTGGTGCTTATAGAGGCAGTCGTTTTTCAGTTGATGGGGAAGAGTTTATCCTTGTTAATGACGATATGATTGAAGGTACTGTATCTGATCCTAGAGGTATAGGGAGGGTTTACTAATGTCTGAAGAATATGAAAATGATAGTACGGACTTCGATGATGACTCCATAGAAGTTGAAATTATTGATGACACCCCTGAAGAGGATAGAGATCGTCCGAAACTTGAAGCTAACGATGACGATAACGAAGAAGAGTTAGAGTCGTACTCTAAAAAAGTACAAAAACGTATAGACCAGATAAACCATAAGTACCACGATGTTAGGCGTGAGAAAGATGCTTTAGAAAGGCAGAACGCAGAAGCTATTCGTATAGCCCAGACTATTCTTGCAGAAAACGAGCAGTTAAAAAGTACACTTAACTGGGGACACCAAGAGTACACCAAAGAAGCAGCAGGTAGACTTGACTTCGCTCATAAGGCGGCACAAGAGAAATATCGCCGGGCCTTTGAAACTGGAGACACAGATGGAGTGCTGGAAGCACAAGATGAACTGAATGAAGTGTCTAACCAAAAGAGACAATTATCAACTCTAGTTTCACCTGTACCACAAAAAGCTTTACAACAACAAAATAATGATGTATATATTCCTCAACAATCAGTACCAGAAGCGCCACCACAGGATTATAAAGCCATAGATTGGGCTGGAAAGAACCCGTGGTTTGGTAAAGATGAAGAGATGACCGCCTTCGCTTATGGACTGCACGAAAAACTGGTTAAATCCGGTGTAGACCCTACCTCTGATGAATATTATCAGCGAGTAGACTCCCGCATAAGGGAAATATTCCCAAAAAACTTCGACAGAAAGAAATCGTCACCTGTGGCATCGGTAGGTAGAACTACTGCACCAAGAAAAGTCGCACTAAACAATTCTGAAATCGCAATCGCAAAAAGATTAGGTATAACACCTGAACTGTATGCAAAGTATAAAATAAAGGAGCAAAATCTCAATGGCTAATCTACAAAATGACAGAGCCCCACGCTCTACAGAAACACGTGAAAAAGAAGTACGTCCGGTATCTTGGAAGCCAGCTCATGACTTACCTTCCCCTGATCCACAAGACGGTTATGTGTTCCACTGGAAAAGAGTGTCTATGATGGGTCAAGCTGATCCTGCTAATATGGCTAAGGCCAAACGAGAGGGTTGGGTACCTTGTCAAGCTGAAGATCATCCTGAGATGATGGCTGACTTTGCAGCTTTTGGTTTAAAACCCCAAGGGTTGATTGAAATTGGTGGACTTGTTTTATGTAAGACGACTGTCGAGACTTCAAACGCTCGTAAGGAGTACTACGCAAATATGTCTAGAGCTTCGGTAGAATCAGTTGATAACAACTTTCTCCGAGAAAATGATCCTCGGATGCCTCTCTTTTCTGAGAAGTCATCTAAAGTGTCTTTTGGTCGTGGTTCCTGATAACAGGAACTATTTAAATTAAATTAGGAGTTTTTTATGGCATATCCTGCTAATATTGGTCCCTACGGTTTTCTTCCGAATACCCTAGAAGGCGGACGAGTTTATGCTGGTGCAACTCGGTACTTACCGATTGCTTCTGGCTACGGAAAAAACATTGGTTATGGCGATGCAGTATCATTGATTGCTGATGGTTCTGTTCAACGTGTTGATGCATCTACTGGTGCTAAAACTGCATGGGCTATTCGTCCTATCGGTATTTTCCTTGGTTGTTCTTACACTGACCCAACTTTAAAATATAAAGTTTTCTCTCAATACTGGCCTACAGGTACTTCTGCATCTGACGCCATTGCTATTGTTGCTGATGACCCATTAGTTTTATTTAAAGTTAACTTGACTAACGCTGGTACTGCATACACTTCTGGTGCTGCTACATCGGCTGATGTTGGTCAAAACGTAGGTTATTTCGTAACAGCTAATACAGGTTCTATAGTTGATGGTGTTAATACAGCTACTGGTAATAGCGCCACTTCAGTTGATTTGGCTTCTAAAGCAGTTACTGCTACTTTGCCTTTGCGTATTATCAGCATGGTTCAAGAAACTGCATTATCTGATGGTACATTTGTAGAAGCTTTCGTGGCATATACAGCACCTACTATGACTGCGGCTGTGACTCAATCAGGTACTACTCCATTTGCTGTTTCAGCAGTGGCTATTACTGTCGTTGGTGGTCATGCTTACCGCAACCCTGTTGGAATTTAAGGAGTTTAACTAATGGCTGCTATCTCACGCGCGCAACTACTAAAAGAACTTCTCCCCGGTCTTAACGCTTTATTCGGTTTAGAATATGAGCGTTACGGTGAGAAATATAAAGAAATCTTTGAAACTGAATCGTCTGATCGTTCATTTGAAGAAGAACAAAAACTGTCTGGCTTTGGTGCCGCTGCGGTTAAAAACGAAGGCTCTGCTATTACGTATGACAATGCGCAAGAAGCTTGGTCAACTCGCTATACCCACGAAACTATTGCTTTAGGCTTTTCTTTAACTGAAGAAGCTATTGAAGATAACTTGTATGACTCATTGTCTGCTCGTTATACAAAGGCTTTGGCTAGAGCTATGGCTTACACCAAAGAAGTTAAAGGTGCTGCTGTACTAAACAATGCATTCAACACTAACTATACTGGTGGTGACGGCAAATCTTTATGTAACAGTGCGCATCCTCTAGTTTATGGATCAACAATCTCTAACGTACCAGCAACACCTGCTGATTTGAACGAAACTTCATTGGAAAATGCGGTTATTCAAATCTCTTTGTGGACTGATGAACGTGGTTTATTGATTGCTGCTAAACCTAAAAAGCTAATACTTCCTCCTGCTCTTCAATTCGTAGCAACTCGTTTGTTAGAAACTGAATTGCGTGTTGGTACAAATGACAATGATGTTAATGCTCTTAATAACAACGGTGCAATTCCGGGCGGCTATACTATCAACCCTTGGTTGACTGATACAAATGCTTGGTTCTTGATGACTGACGTTCCTAACGGTCTGAAGCATTTTGTTAGAACTCCATTAGCTACTTCCATGGACAGTGACTTTGACACGGGCAACTCTAGATACAAGGCCCGTGAAAGATATTCTTTCGGGTTTAGTGATCCTTTAGGTATCTTTGGTTCTGCAGGTTCTTCCTGATAAATCAGTAACTTAGCTTTAATTAAGGGCTCCTTCGGGAGCCTTTTTTATGCCCAAAAATAAAACTTGCGGCGCCGCCGCAAAACGAGTATATTAACCTTCGTAAGCTTAATAACGAGGATAATACAATGAAAAATGTAATATATAGAATACGCAACGTGGTAAATAACAAATTTTATGTTGGTAGTACTATAGACACTAAACGTAGGTTTGAGGAGCACAGAAGGCGCTTACGAGCAGGAAATCACCAAAGCCCTCATATGCAAGCAGCTTGGAACAAGTATGGGGAGGAATGCTTTAAGTTTGAAGTTCTAATGCACATCGAAGACGTTAATGAGTTGCTTAGTGTAGAGCAGGTCTGGTTAGATGAACATGCGGGAAAACCATACTGTTATAATTGGGCTACTGATGCAAGTGCACCTATGCGGGGCAAAAAACACACCAAAGAGTCCGTAAAAAAATGCACAGACGCAGGGTATAGATGCCCTAAAGGTAAAGAGTCGGTATTGTTTGGTGTGCCCAGAAGTGACGAAACAAAGGCTAAAATATCAGAGAAGTGTAAAGGTTTGGTAAACCCAATGAAAGGCAAGACCCATTCTGAACAAAGTAAGGCTAATATTTCAGCCGCTGTTAAACGAGGGGAAGAATCACACTTCTATGGAAAACGCCCAACAAATGCCGATGACTTACAAAAAGAAATACATGCAGTGTTGCCTGATAGAACTACTCAGACTTTTATAAGCTTAACCTATATGCGAGATAATTTAGGGGTTAGCATAGGGACTATCATACGGGCATGTAAATCGGGGGGACCTATAAAATTTGGAGGTTTAACAGGGTGGGTATTATCTTACGCAGAGCCCAACAAATTAATTGACACCACCCTAAAATAAATGCTATAAGAACTGTAAATCTGGGAATTAATTTAACTGCCTACTCGACTGCCCCAGCAGATTCGCACACAACGACAGGCAAACGTGCACTAAGGAATTAAATATGGCATTCTCAACTTTTACTGGTCCAGTTCGTTCAGGTACTGTTAGAAATACTACTGGTACTACTCTAGGTACTATCGACAACACAGGTCTTGTTGTCTTAAGTCAATCTGCAGCTTTAGGCTTAACTTCTAATGTTTCTTTTGTGTTGCCAGCTGGCGCACAAATAGTGGATATCTATATTGATGTCACTACCACTTTTACTACTAGTTCTACTCTTGCTGTAGGTGATGGTACTACTGTTGATAAATATGTCACTGCTATCACTACTGCAGCGGCGGGCCGTCAAGCCATTACTTTTTCAGGCGCTCAATTAACTGCTATGTATAACATCGGCACTTCTGATGTAGCTGTTACTGTAACTATGGCGGGTACTACTGCTGTTGCAGGTGCCGGTTATATCACTATGGACTACGTACAAAAAACATCTAGTGGTGCTCAAGACCCTGTTTCTGCATAATATAAGGGCAGATAGGTTATGGAACATCGTAGAGAAGATGATCCGGTAATACAAACAGTGAGGGAACTTGCTACCCACAGTGCAGATATAAAGCATTTGCAAAATGACATGGATAAAATGATTAAAGATATGGATGAGATAAAAGAAACCATAAAAGAAATCAGTAAAACCTTATCAGAAGCTAAAGGTGGGTGGCAGATGTTCTTACTAGTGGGTGGTGCTGGTGCAGCTATGGGCACATTAGTGTCTTGGCTCCTTGATATGTTTAAACACTAATGGCTACTAAAAAAGCTCCAGTATTGTCAGTTGGTAGAGGGGAAAAGTTACCTGTGTCTAAGGGCGCTGGCTTAACAGCTAAGGGTAGAGCTAAGTATAACAATGCTACAGGCTCTAATTTAAAGGCTCCTCAACCTAGTGGCGGCCCACGAAAGAAGTCATTTTGTGCTAGAATGTCAGGTATGCCGGGTCCTATGAAGGACGAAAGTGGTAAACCTACACGCAAAGCAGCCTCACTAAAAAGGTGGAATTGTGGTAGTAAATAGATTAGAGGGTAGGTATTAATATGACACGCCCTTCACGTGGTATTTCCGGTATTCAAGAAAAAGCTAGAGGCAGAACTAATATGGCTAAGTTAAAAGCGGGTATGTTCCCACTAAAGAAAAAAGATACAATTAAAGCTAAAGTAACTAAACGTGCTCCAACTCCAGACATGGCTCAATTAGGCGCTATGAGAAAGATGGCACCAGCTATGAAAAAAGGCGGCATGTGCTATGCTAAAGGCGGTTCTATTAACGGGATTGCTAAAAAGGGCAAAACTCGTGGGAAGATAATCTAATGGCTACTAAAGTAAAAATGTCAAAAAAACAAGAAGAGCCTGATGTTGGTCAAGCTAATATTGACAGAGCGATGATTGATAAGAGAAATAAGGACGAGTCAGCGACAGCGGGTAAGTTTGGTTTAGGCGACTCACCTAGTAAAGACTTTAGCGGCTCTGATTACTACAAAGGTAAAAAAGCTGGTGGGTCTTGTAAAGGTTATGCTAAAGGCGGCTCTGCGTCATTACGTGGTGATGGTTGTGCTACTAAAGGGCACACAAAAGGAGCAATGCGCTAATGGCTACACCTGCGGCTAAAGCACCAGCACCTGTAGCTAAAGCACCTGCGGCTAAAACAGCTACACCTGCGGCTAAAGCACCTACACCTGCGGCTAAAGCACCTGCGGCTAAAGCACCAGCACCTGTAGCTAAAGCACCAGCACCTGTAGCTAAAGCACCAGCACCTGCGGCTAAAGCACCTGCGGCTAAAGCACCTGCACCTGCGGCTAAAGCACCTACACCTGCGGCTAAAGCACC